CCTCGCAGTGTCGCCCTCATATGTCGTCTTCAGCTTGCCGGCGCCCTGAGTGCTCCTTCTTCTGAGCTGAGTATCATTCTGCCCATAATCAAAGCGCGGCGCCCTATCATTGGCGTAACTGGCCGAAGAAGAATTGTTCCGGAGCCTTTCGCTGGCACGCGGCTGATCATCAAAATATGTGCTGTGCCCAGTCTTCTCATAAGACACTCTGTCTCTTGCAACAGCACTCAGCCGATTGCTGACTGAGGATGTCTGCACCGGTGCGGCCGCTGTTCTGCTTGCCTGCCTCTGTGCAGTCGACTCTAAACGACGCTGGGTGATTGCGTCGACATCTGCTTGAGTCATGCCAAAATTATTCTCTTTAGGAGCCAAGCTCGCAGCTTTAAGCCGAGCGGCATTAAACAGCGACTCATTTTTCTTATTCTTCTTCGCCATGTTTTACCTCTTATTTCGTCTGTCGTTTATTCTTACCCTTCTTGCCCGCAGCGATTCTTGCTGCAATAGCTGCAGACATATTTTCAAGCCCATATGCAAGACCGGCCCCCGTTGTTGTCTGTTTTTTCGCGTTATTGACTGCAGCTACCGCATTGCTTCCAATCACGCCAGTCGGCTGATAGGTGTAACCATCGTTATCATTCCCGCCGGATCCACCAGAATAACTCCGTCCGCCGCCACTGCGGCCAGACCCTCCACCACTCCCAGAATTACCCTGCTGTTTACTCCATGCGAATTTCTCTTTGTCGAGACCAAACTCCTGAGCCCACTGGCTGTCCGCAACTTTGTCCCTTGCGACCTTGTAGGCATAGTCGCGATCATCGATACTCTTGTTGTAGTTGTAAGTCCTGTCGGACTCGAAGACATCGCGGTTGTAGTTCCGGTCAGATTCAAATACGTCTCTGTTGTAATTACGGTTGTCATTCCAGCGGCTGTACATAGAATCATCTCTACTTGCAAGTGCATTAAGAGCGCCAAGGTTCATGTTGTACTCGCCCTGGTATCTGTCATAGGCTGCCTGCATCAGCGACGGGATCATGTTGCTGAGCTGCTGGTTATAGTCGTTCTGAGCCTGCTGTGCTGCACTGACCGCCGCAGTACTCGCATATCCGCCCGTGTTGGCAGCATAGTCACCGAGCGTATTGATCCTCGCCCGGTCGCCAAGTCTGCCATACTGCTTCGCATACGCTTTGTACGATGCGTCAGTATTCGGATCGTATGTGAACTGCTGGCGATTCACTACAGCGTCTGTCAACTTGTTGATAGCATCGCCGTACTGGCTCTGGTACGGTTTGACTTCTTTGAAGCCGCTTGCACTCGATGCTGCTTTCGATATTGTTGCCATAGCGCTTCTCCTTTCTTACTTTTTCTCTTATAGCAAAAATGGCGGAGCTTTTCGCCCCACCATCTTTTTGTATGCATTGCTGTCTATTTCCAACGGCCGATCGCATAAACGTTGACTGTCACACCGACACCAGTCCTCGACGCTGAAGAGTAAGCGACCATCGTACCGAGACGAGTCTCAGAGTAGTCGGTGTTGTTCATAACAACCCAACCATTACCGCCGCTGACATTGCCGCTCACCGTCACGGTCGGGTATATCACGAAGGCCACCGGGTAGGTCCGGTTGGATATTGATACATTTCCATACTTCAACTGCCCGCTCGTGGTGCTAATGTTCATTGAATCAATGTAGAACCGCGCCCAGCACTCGAGAGTTCCGTCAGACCATTTGCGGTAATTCCAGGTGTTATGCGCTCCGGTCACGCTCTCGGCCACGATGTATGGTCTATCATCCAGCACCTTCAGTTTGTTCAGGATATGCGTGAGCATTGCTTTCATATCAATCACTGACGATCACCCCTTCCGATGTGGCGTCCCAGCCAAGATCCTGGATAGCCTGCCACAGATCATAATCTCGTCCGCTGGTTGTTGTCGTATCCAGCGGGTAGTACGTGGGATCTCCCGCTGCCGCTGCGAGTTTAGACCAAAGATAAGCAAGGCCGTCATAATCTAAGTACTTGCCTGCCATGTGGCACCTCCTTTACGATGCGACAATGGTGTCGATCTCAGCGTTCGTGATCGGAGACATTCCACCATCAGATAACTTTACATACTTCGTTCCGCTCCACCTAAACTGCGAATTTGCATAATAAGTGGTGCTGCCATCAATGAAATACGTTGGGTTTGCTACCGTTGTGAAATCCGCCATCAATACATAAATCTTCCCGGTTTCTCCTGTTACTGCCGTTGTGGTGTCGTATAAAAAGAACCCGGAGTTCGTGCCACTCTTGCCCTCGACCTCGATGACATCGTCAACGTAGGACGGAAGATATGCGGTGTCGATTTTACTGGACGAATTCAGCGGACAAACACCGTTCGCCGCACCTTTTTGATTAGTAGATATTACAGCGCGCCATGTTGCATCTCTGCTAAGTACCTCTGGTGCGGTAGAGGGTGTGGTTGAGTCAAACGAAACTCCAGTTCTGATAATTGCATGAGATGCACTGGAATCTGTAACAAGCAGTTTATCTCCTGCTCCAACGGCAGTATCACTCGAAATCTTACCATCACTTGTAATGTTGCCATGAGCATGGCTTGCCGCCGCCCTCGACGTGTCAGTTGGATGAACATGGTCTACTCTTGCAAATCCTGCCTGCGAACCAAGGCTCTTTGTTCCATCCATTGCAGGATAAGATGTGCCTGTGCCTGCACTCGGAATCGTGGGCTTGTTCTTGATGTAATCGTCAGCGGTCGAAGTCGTCTGCGACCAATCCGCCTGCACATTGACCTCTGCACCTGCCGCGATTCCAGACAGTTTGGTCTTTTCTGCCGATGTGTAGTCGTTCGTAGATAATCCTTTGCCATCAACCTTGTCCACCTTTGAATTATCCAATGTACTTATTGCCGTATCGATCGTGACTTCACCATTGGCATAATCAATATCCGCTCCAGTCAATGTGATATTGGCACTCAGTGCCTTACCGTTGACTGTTCTCGATGTCGGCACTTTCCCGGACAGGTCCACTGCAGCGACACCGCCAGTAACAACAGAAGTGCCATCCACAGTCACATCGCTGACGCCGGTATCAAGTCCATCCGCGTAAGACTTTGCAGCAGCGAGAGCATCGGATACCGCCTTCGGTGTGGCAGCCGTACCGCCAGACGCAGCTGCTGTCGTTGCTGTCGTAGAATCAGAGAGCTTTACGTGTCCATAGTTACCGCTCGTGCCTTTACCATACGTGGTCCCGGTCGATGCATGGCTCGTCGGCGCTCTGCTTGTATCGACCGGATGGACATGATCCCCACGAGCAAATGCAGCCTCGGTACCGACTGCCGCAGTACCATCCATCTTCGGCGTAGTCGTTGATGCTGCTGCACCCTCAGGAACGTCTTCAATTGTGATGAACCCGCTGTTGTTTGTCAGATCAGACGTCTTGGTTGGTACATCAGATGTCTTTGCAAACGTGTTCTTGATTTTCTGCCAGAAGTACAGAAGTCCGTCGTTGTCCACATATTTTTTAGCCATAACCTTTTCCTTTCTATTCGCCTTCCGTCGCGTCGGCATTACTCAGTAACTCTTCGATCTCCGCGTTGGTGATCCGCTGTAACTGGAGATCCTCGAATGATTTATCACCCTGAAGAATGACACCCTCGATTCTCGGTTTATCCGAAAGACCGAGATATGTGGTGATGCCACCACCGCCACTCCAGGGAGATGCGCCGCTTCCGCTCCTTGCATATCCGCTGTATAAGTTCGCAACCAGCCTATCGATCTCTTCAGGCGTTATACTTTCAAGTCCGTTCAGATAGACTTCCAGCTGTTCTCTCAGTGACCGGATCTGCTCACGTTCAGGAGCATCTGGCCTTACTTCCAAAAGAATAGCCACTACCTATCGCTCCTTTCTCTGTACTCGCGAATGACAGACTCTACTACGCATTTCCCTTTGCCCTCAAGCTTCAAAAGAAATTTGTCGCACCGCTGAGGACTGATAGGCACATATGCTGTACGTTCGTCATGCTGGTAAATATGACGGATGACACGCCACTCGCCCGTGTCAAACTTGATGGATATGCTCAGCTCAGCACCCTCGTCCAGCTTCAGCCGCATCTTGATCTTGCTGTAGATCTTCTTGTTTTCAAGATACTCGTCAAACGGACCAAGCTCTGCCATCCATTCGATCCCATCTGCTTCGTCTTCGAATGGTACATACGGCGACACGGAACATATCTTGCGGTCACTGCTGCGTAGATATAGAAGCTGATTCTTCCCTTCTTCGTTGTACGTGTCATTTGTGAGATACACATACATCAGAGGATCCATATTGCTTTCTTTGTGCCATAGCGCCTTGTCAAGATCAAATACAAGCTGCTCCCTGCCGGATGTGGTCTTCATATTCACGTAATACTTTGAACCATCAGTGCCGGCGATCGCATTGGTGTATACCTTGTTCCCGAAGTTTGCGCTGATGTGCTCCGGGAGCGTGCCCCCATATGCCATAATGCCGATCTTAGATTTGTAGAAGACCGTGCCATTGATAACACAGATGCTCTTCTCTGATCCCTTCTCAAGACCATAGCACTCGCTCTGCTGCGTCTGGTATGTCGCAGGCGTGTTACCATAGACTTTGTGAATATAGTTCTCCTTAAAGAACAGAAGATGTGACGAGTACGGCACGCAACCTGTCCAGGGGCCATCAGTGCCAACTTGCACCTCGAAAGAGTCCACGCTGAGACCCTGGTAATAATGCCAGTTCGTAGGATCTCCGAGTTTGCAGCAGCAGATCTTGTTGTCATAACACCCCCACAGCCTATTCCCGCTCTCCATGATGAATTCAAGGTCCGGTACATATCGCTGCATAAGCAGCGTGCCTTGGAACGTATACTCACCGCTCGACGGGAATTCCGGCAGGATACTAAGGAATGCATCAGCAGGGAACACCATTACCCTGCCATTGACTCCACGTATCGTAGACGATGCCTGGTACACGTTGTCTTCATTGTCGGTAAAATAGATCTCCACAACATCATTGACGGTGAACCCGGACAGATCTTCACCCTCCGGCAAAGTCATTACGCACTCGGTCGTTGTGTCGTTCTCAAAAGTAATAGTACTGTTATCGAGCGTATACGTTTCATCCAGTGAGCCGGACAGGTGTGTCCCGCCCTCATCAGTTGTATCGAACCACAGTTTCTCAGGCCAGATGCAGATGCGCTTCCCGATAGACACCATTTGGTGCCGCCCTTTTTTTAGTGCGATCTGCGGATACTGCACCGGCTCCCAGTCGCCTTGCTCTGTCTGTTCGCAGCCATAATAGAAAAGTGGCGGATCTTCCTCATCTT